TACCAGGTGATGAAATGACACTTGGAGATTTGTCTGTAACATTTAAAGTAGATGAAGATATGGAAAACTATATTGAAATATACAATTGGTTACAATACATATCTTTTCCAGAAAGTTTTGCACAAAGTAAAGAAGTATATGGAAATGATGGAATGAAGGGTCTTACAGGTTTAAGAAACGTACAAAGAACAGGACGTTCATTAGGTGAAGGATCAGTAAGTGATGCTACATTATCTGTATTAAATAGTGCATCAAAACCTAATCTATCTATAACATATCAAGATGTTTTTCCAACATCATTATCAGATGTAGTATTTGATAGTAGACAAGCAGATATAGATTACATAGAAGCTACAGCTACATTTAGATTAAAATTTTTTAATATAGATAAAATAAGCTCTTCAGGAAATAGTAATACCGCAGTACGAATAAACGGTTGACCTCTATAGCATAAGATAGTATATTATATTCTGGAGGTGCCATGAATATATTTGTATTAGATAGAGACCCAACAAAAGCTGCTCACATGATGTGTGATAAGCATGTTGTTAAGATGATACTAGAGTCAGCACAAATGTTATCTGCTGTAATAGATCATCAGTATAAAGATGAACATAGAAGTGGTGATGGACCAGTGATAGAACAATATGGCCTACCAGGCTATCCTAAAGCTCATGCAAAACATCCTTGCACATTATGGGCTAGAGCATCTAAACAAAACAGTATGTGGTTAGTAAAACATATGAGAGCTTTATGTCTTCAATATTTTTATAGATATCAAAAGTTTCATAAGATGGATGGTTATCCTCTAATATATCAAGCACAATTAGAACATTGTAAATTTGAACTACCATGTCAAACAGAATTTGTACAAGCAATAACTAATACAGATCTTCATAGAGATGATCCTGTAGAAGCATATAGAGAGTACTATAGAAAAGAGAAGGCTCATTTCTGTACTTGGAAGCATGGTGAAGTACCAGATTGGTTTAGTAATGACATTAGATGAGTTATTTGATATATGGGAAAAAGATTGTAAGTTAGATAGAACAGAGCTTGGTGAAGCATCTGCAAAAATACCACAGCTACATCATAAGTATTATAAAATATATTCTCAAGAAAGATTAACATTGAGAAAACTTGAAGCTGATCATAAAAAATTATATAAAGATAAATGGGATTACTTTCAAGGTACAATGATACAAAGTGACTTAGAAGAAAGAGGTTGGGATCCAAATCCATTAAAAATATTAAAGAGTGATCTAAGTTTATATATTGATAGTGATAAAGATATAATCAACCATAACTTAAAAGTAGCATATCAAAAAGAAAAGATAGATTTTTTAGAGAGTGTAATAAGAACAATTAACAATAGAGGATTTCAAATAAAAAATGCAATCGATTGGGAAAAGTTTAAAGTCGGGATATAAAATTTGTGAGCCAGACTTTTATGAAAATAATACAAGAGAACTAGATAAGCTAATGCTGCAAGTAAACTTTGGGAGACCAGAGAAAGCAGATAGAGGATCATTTTTACATAACTATCATAGACCATATAGTAAATTATTTCATGCTGACATGAGGTACAAAGTGGAAAATGTATTAGAGATAGGTGTATGGGTAGGTTTGGGTTTACTTACATGGGCACATTGGTTTCCTAATGCTATTATAGAAGGTATTGATTGGAAGTTTCAGTACCAACATAAAATAAAAAGACTATATGATTTAAAAGAACAAGCTAGTAATGTAGAAAGAATATTACTAAATTGGGTAGATACTAGTGAGAGAGAAATGGTATTAAAACATTTTAAT